ATTCCAGAATTGTTGAGGGTTATGCAATAGTATTCAATTCTGAATCTAGAGATTTAGGAGGGTTTACAGAAGTTATAGAACCTACGGCATTGGAAGGAGTGCTACAACAGTCAGATATTTTATGCCTTTTGAATCATAATGAAGACAGAGGTATTCTGGCACGTTCTAAATATGGTGCAGGCAGCCTGAAACTGGAAGTTGATTCTACAGGGCTTAAATATAGCTTTGAAGCACCCTGCACAAATCTGGGAGATGAATTGCTGGAAGGTTTAAAGAGAGGTGATATTACTACTTCATCTTTTGCTTTTACCATTGATTCCGATACTTGGACAAAGAAGGATAATGGTTCTTATATCAGGACTATCAATAAGTTCAAAGAACTGTTTGATGTATCACCTGTCTATAAAGAAGCGTATCCTGATACGAGTGTAGCACTTAGAAAGCTGGAATCATTCGATAAAGAAGATTTGACTGATTACTATATGGAGCTAAGACACAAACTACAATAATGAACACTTTAGAACTGTTAGACAAAAAAGAACAGTTAAAGCAACGGGCAGAGGAAATAGTTTCCAAAGCAGAAAAGGAAACCAGACGGTTAAATGAAGGTGAACACGCTGAATTTAATTCTATCACCGTTGAACTGGAAGACATAGATAAGGAAATAAGAAAGATTGCAAGCGAGACAAAACTAACAAACACAAATAATACATCTATGAAAAAAGAGAAATTTTCACTTTTAAAGGCTATTAATGACGTAGCCAATAGCAGACAACTGGACGAAAGAGCGCAAGAAGTTGTATCTGCTGGTATTGCAGAATTTAGAAAATCAGGACAGAACTATTCTGGACAAATCGTATTACCGATTGAGGAAAGAGGTGATATACAAGCAACTGTAGAAGGTGCAGGACAGGAAACCGTAGCAGAAGATAAACTGGCTCTGTTAGAACCATTGAGAGCTAATTTAGTAATGGTTAAGGCTGGCGCAAGTTATCTGTCTGGACTGGTAGGTAATGTTTCTATTCCTGCTTATTCTGGAAGTAATGTTAGCTGGGCTGGTGAGGTAGCTGCTGCTACGGACGGTGCAGGTGATTTCAGTGAAGTGAATCTAGAACCAAAGAGACTTACCGCTTATGTAGACGTTTCCAAACAATTCCTGATTCAGGATTCTGCCAGTGCAGAAGAGATGCTTAAACGTGATATTGTAAATGCTATTTCGGACAAACTGGAAGCCACTATTTTGGGTAGTGCTGCTGGTTCTGCTACTATGCCTGCCGGTATCTTTAATGGCGTTACTCCTGAAACAAAGGATATTACTTATAAGAGATTGGTTGATATGGAAACTGCACTAGAAGAAGCTAATGTAGCAGGAAACAAGTGTTTCATTGTATCGCCATCTGCAAAAGGTATTTTGAAAACGACTGCTAAAGATGCTCTTTACAATGTAACTGACGGTGGTGTACATACCTGTGTTGGTTGTGCTGGTTGTCTGATGGAAGAAAATGAAGTGAACGGTTATCCAGTATATTGTACATCTAATGTTACCAGTAAAGGTGTTGTAATGGGACACTTTGAAGATTTTGTTATTGGACAATGGGGTGGGATTGACTTAACAGTAGACCCGTACACACAAGCAGCTAACGGTAAAGTAAGATTGGTTATCAATGCATATTTCGATGCAAAACCAAGAAGAACAGGTTCTTTCCAAAAAGCTATTTTAAAATAATATGTACGTCAAACTGGAAGAAGCTAAGAAGCACCTTCTTTTGGATGATTCTTTCAAGGATGATGATTTATATATACTTGGATTGATTGATGTTGCAGAGGATGCAGTAGCACGCAATTTGAATCTGAAACTGGATGAATTGGCAGTGGATGGGGAATTTACCCCACCTGCTGTTATTCACGCTATTCTGCTGCTGATTGGTAATCTATATGCCAATCGTGAGCCAGTATCTTATTCATCCGTTAATAAAGTGCCATATACATTTGACTATCTAGTTTCACTTTATAAAAACTACAAAGAAGTATGATTGACTATATACATAATAGAGACGGTAGGGCAACGTCTACACAGGTTAGTAGAATGGATGATATAACAGAGGATGTATTCACACCAGAATTTTATTTTCTCATTAAAAATACCAATGATAATGAAGTAACTGTAGAAATTAGACCTGCTGGACAAGAGAAGTTTATAACTACGGTTCTTTATCCTGGCTGGAATCCTGAATTATGTAGTGCAGTAAGAATAAGCGGTGAAACTGGATTACAGTACGGCTATTAATACTATATACTATGAGGG